GGCTGCGGCCAATCCGACCTGACCATCGCCCCGCCGAGAAGCGAAGAAGCCCACTTGATCGTTCTCCATGTACAGGCTGTCATTGCGACGGATCGTGAATCCGACCCTATCGAATATGTAGTACTGCCGGAAGTCCCCGAAGATGGCGATCTTCTCGGTGCTGGTGATCGTCCCGCCCAGCCCGCTGGTGACGTCGGTATCCACCACTGGCCGACCCAGGATGAACGCCGCCGGAGCGGTGGTGATGTTGGCGATCCCAGTGACGCCGTTTCCGGTTACCTGAATCTGGTTAATCAGCGAGTTAATCGCCGACTTCATGACCCAGGTCGAGTTCGCCCGGTGCTGGGCATTGAGGGCGTAGAACGTGCCGATGAGGTCTGCCACGACGACACTTGTCGATCCGGCCATCGTGTAGAAAGCCACGTCGGTGTCCGACATAATTCCGGCGTACTGCGTGGTGTTGTTACCGCTGATGATGCCCACGTCCTCAAATCTGCCCGCGCTCTCCTGGAATATCTGCGTTAGCAGAGCCGGGAGATTGATCGCTGAGTCCTCCAGCAACTCGCGGGTAACCTTTATCATCCCGCCGGATTTCTCCAGCGAGAAAGCAACCTGACCGACGGTTGGCGTCTGGTCGCTGTACGAGGCCTCCTCGGCTATCGCGGCCCAGGTCGCGCTGCCCATCGTGGGAACGTAACCGTCCTTGGACGACACGCGGATCACCGTGCAGAGGGGCCGTAGCTGAGAACCCGGTACTCCTGGGTCGTGGATCGTCTGGCTGATGAACTGCTCTGGGACGAAGAAACCGCCTTCGGCATCGGTCTCCTCTTGCATGGCCTTAACTTCGTCTGCGCTGGCGGTCTTCCAGAATACGTCGTCGCTGGGGCTGCGGAGCCACTTCACAAACGTATCGGTCTGGAACCGGGCCTCGTCCTTCTGGGTGTGGCCCATCTGCTCCTGCACCCACATTGGCTGCGCCATCGCCGGGAGACCCTTGACCCAGGAACTGGGCTTGTACGACGCCTTGTTGATCGCGCCGGTGTCGTTCGCGTCGTATGCCGCGACATCCCGGTCGGCGATCGGTACGCTGTTAGTCGGGCGACTGAACTCGCCCTGGAGAACCTTCAACTGGCTCGCGGCCTGATCAATCTTATCGGCCTCTTCCATCTTGGCCTGCGCGTCCGCGATCATGCGGTCGAACTCCTCGACGTTGCCGCCGGTGAGAGCCGCTTCCGCTTGACCGAGGAGGGCGTTGGCCTCCTGTCTCGTCGTTTTAGTGTTCAAATCAAAACTCCTTATTCTGGTTATGTATTCCATGCAGGGCGAGTTTGATCCGCTGGAGGCGTAACGTCCGCTCTGCCGTGTCCAGGGCGGCCTCTGGGGCCGTGCCGGAGGCGGCTTCGTCCGTTGCGTCATCGTCTGCCGGTGCATCTTCGTCCTCGCCTGTTGCTGGCTCAAATTTGATCCCGTCGTGTTCCGCGCAGAACGCACGGGCTTCGTCCTCCGTCCAATCATCGACCGGCAGATGGTAGGCCGCGATGGCCCAATCCCCGGTCTCCATCTCCCTGCCGTACAGTACCGCTACCGGCCTGTCGTCGATGGTCTCGGCGGCGGTGCGGAACTCGTCAAACTCGCCTGGCTCCCGCATCCGGCAGGCGTGGAAGTTTGGGTAGGGCTTGGAGTGATCAGGCGGTTCGGCAGACCGTAGCTCGGACGGCCTCCGGCCCGCCTCGCGGAGATGCCGTGCGAGGTGGTTATATACCCCGCGCCGGTCGTTCTCCGGTATGGACGTCCTGCGGGCGTTGAGGTTCGCCAGGGCGGTTGTAATAGCCCTGACGTTCGCGGCCCCGCCTCGACCGTTGCGCCCGATATGGTGGTGAAGGTATTTATAGCTCGACTTGAGTTCGGGATCGCCGTCGGGATCGACCCAGGCGTGAGCCGCTCGGAGGGTCGCCGCCCCGCCCTTGATCCGGCCCCGCATCAGCCCGCCGTCCCAGGCCTCCTCGACCCAGGCGGTCAGGTGCGACGGGATCGCGGCCTTCGGCTTGTCCGTTACCGGCGAGGATTTAGCCGCGACGGTGGACGTTGCCGGCGACGATCCGCGGATCACCGAGGAGACCTCAACCCAGTCCAGGTTCGCTATGCGCCGGACGACAGTCGATACGTCGCTGCCCTCCTGTTCAACGTCGGACTCCTTCGGGATATTGAAGCCGATAGACCACTCGCGAACGTAATCCCCGGCGACATTGGAGAAGGCATCGCGGCCCGCCTCGGTCTCCATGTTCATCTGCATTCTGGTGAATAGCCGGTACTCGTCCCCCTCGATATGCCGGGGCTGGGCGAAGATTACCTTCCCAACGAGCTTGCCCTGGTCGTGACCGGACAGGACGGGAATCGGGAGGTTGTCCGCAATGGAGGCGTTGAAGGCGGTCGGCTCCACGATGTCGCCGTCGGCGTCGACCACGCCCATCGTATTGGTGTACGCCTCGACGATCCCCTCGGCCTCGTCAACGGCCTTCGCACTGGCAATCATGGTTTTGTGGATCACGTTGTTCCCCCTGTATAACCTCGCGGCATCGGTATCCAGTTGAGCGTCCCGTTTGGGTGGTCGTCGATGTTCTGGGCGTCCTCTAGCGTGTAGATTTGACCGTGCCGTTCCGCGCACGTCCGACCGTAAGGGTCGCCGGGGTCGACGTAGAGGTCGTCTGGATCGCCGTCCACGTCGTCAGCCTGGACATATCCAAAGCCCTGTTCGCTGTAAAATCCGACTGTGGTCTGATTCTGGCTCCGCATTATCTCGGTGCGGGCGATTAGTCTTGACCGGTTCTCCGTCTCGCCCAGGATCGAACGGATGCCGGGGAACTTGTCGTCAGGTACGCCCCGCGCCAGTTGCTCAACGGAGTACCCGCGCTCCAGGCCGATCCCCACCGCCCTCGCGATGGCCTTGGAGGTCGTCCGGTGGATCATCGCGGCCCGTGTCGGTGCCTGGGTTAGTACCCGCTGCACCGTCGGGAGCTTGTCGCTCCAGTCGAGAGTCCCGGCGATGCCGGAGGCGTTGACAGCCTTGAACGTCCGCTTGGAGACTCGGCGATATGCGGCCTCCAGTATTCGTTCCATGTTCCCGGTCTCGATTGGCGGGAGCATGTCGGTGACCGCGAACGGAAATTCCTTCGTCTCGCCGGTCTGCCGTTCCATGTGACGACCCAGGATGCCGTCAACCCGGTTTCGGATGCCGCGGAAGTGCCGCAAGACCTTAGCCGCCAGGTCATCGGTCTCCTCCTCCCGCTCCTCGATCATTCGGCGGGCTAGCATCCGACCGCGAGGGGCGACGCGAGGAGCCTTGATCTCGGCGAGGACTGGGTGGGCCTGTTCGACCGGTGCGGCGTCGACCGCGACCGGGGCGGGCTGTCCTTCGGCAACCTCAAAGATCGACGACGGGATACGCCGGAGCGCACCGTCGGAGACCGCGTCGAAGCCGAGAGCCTCCCGTGTTTCATTGAGGGTAAGGATGCCGCCCGCGAACAGGGCCGTCAGCCGGGTCGTCGTTGCCGCCTGATCATCGAGGACGGCCCGCATAGCGGCCCAGTCAACCGCGAGGGTCTCGTTGCCGGGGTACTCGGCGAACAGGTTCGCGTTGAAGTACCTTAAAATCCTCGCAACCATCGGCTCAAGGGTCTCGCTATGGAACGCCAGACGGGCCTCCCGGTAGTTGCTGAAGGTGCTTCTTTGGAGACCGACATTTGCGCCCACCAAAATCGGCGGGACACCGAAGACCGCGCAGATTCTGGACTCGGTCAGGTTGTGCAGCCCCGATAGCTCCATGTCCTTCGGGCTGTTGCTCATCGGCTGATACTCGGCGTCGTCGTCTAGGATCGCGATCCGGTGGAAGTTATTGATCCCGCCGAACTGCGACCGCCATCGCGACCGGATCGTTGACGCCTCCTCCTGAGAGGTTAGACGACGCTTGACCTTGAGAAGGCCGCTCGGCACGCCCGCGTTCTGGAAATACACCTTGGCGAAATCGGTCATGTTGAGGTCGAGATTGACTGTTCTCGCCGCTACCTGGAGGGGCGACAATCCGTAGATGTCCCCGGCGGGATTGGGCAGGGCCAGATGGCACATGTCGCGGCCCTCGACCCCGTACTCGGTGCCGCCCACGGTGTAGATGTAGCTCTCGGCCCCGTAATCCCCGGCCACGATTGTGACCCGGTCGGGCCGCAAGAGATACATCGCCGAGACCTGGTCGCCCCGGCCCCGTTCCTTGATCGCGTAGGCATTGCCTGCGACCATCAAGAACGTGACCAGCCGTTCAATAAACGAGTACCAGTCGCTGTACGGGTTCGGCTTGGTGGTCAGGTCATAGAGCAGGCCGGACTCAACTTCGACGGAGCCGCCTTCAGCCGAGGGAGCCTGGACGTAATACCGGGGCGAGGCCGCGGAGGTCGCTAGCTCGCGGATGCAGGCGTGGACGATCTCGTTCTTGGAGTATCCTTCGGAGGCGAAGTTCTGATAGTTGACGTCAGGGTAGGACGCCTGCCCGACGTCGAGGTTGAGCGGTACGGTGGTCGATAGTTCTTGCTGCTTGCGGAACAGCCCATCCCAGAACGGCAATAGTGACCTCCACCGGCGTTCGGGCTTGCGCCTCGGACACTGCGCCGGATCGGGCCACTGTCATCGACGATACCACGCCCGGTTATATCGCGTCAATCAGCCTCGTTGCGAACCTTGCACCGGCTGCACACGATCACCGTACCGGACGCGGCCTTCTCCGCGAGGAGTTTCCCGCAGCCCTGGCACCGCATCTCTTTGGTCTCGTCCGTCACGCCCTGGCGTATCCGTTAACGGATTGGCCGTTGACGCCCTGTATCGCCGGTCTATATATGATTACCATACCCCGACCCCCGGCGCGCCTGTCCGCCCATATACCGCCAGGGCCAGGGCCATGACGCAGTCGTCGTGCATCCCGTCCGGTGCAGAGTACCGGACGCCCGTCCTGGTGTACTCGTAAGCGAAGACGTCAAGCTCGGAGACAATCACGCCCTGCGGGTATCTCACCTCCCCGGTTTGGATCGCCATCGCCAAGCCCTCCATGAGTTTCTGTTTCGATGTTGAGGAGAAATGATAGCCTTCGACGTTCGGCAGTTCCCGTTGGAGCCGCTCGACGATAGGATCGCCGACCCCGGTCGAGTCTACAATGGCGGGCGTCGTGCCGATCTCCTGGGCCAGCCGTCGAACGGTTTCCTCCCAGGGCCACTGGTATCGGTCGAACCGGCAGACGGCCCCGGCATCGTCGAGGCCGACCACGACCGTCCAGTCAACGGACTTCGCCAGGTCTACCCCGTAGACCACCGGAGGTTCGCCGGAGACGTCCCCGACGCAGGCCCGGATAGCCTCCTGTCCAAACGGGTTCCCGCCGTCGTCTGACGGCTCGGCATAATAAAGTTCGCGGAACACGTTCTCAGGTAATTGCCGCTGGGCCTGTTCGATCTCCTCCGACGCTATGATCCCCGCCTCGACAGCGTCCGTGGCCGTGAGCTTGGCATACGTCCACCCCGGCTCCCCTCCCTCGGCACGACGCGCCAGGGCATACGCCCAGTTCCTCCGGCCCTTGACGTTGCCGATGATCCGCACCGGGCCACGGGTCGCCGTCAGGGTCGAGCGGATCGCGTGCCACGCCTCCTCCCGCATCCTCGTCGCCTCGTCCAGCACGGCAGCGTAGACGTCCTCACCATAGAGGTTGTCGGGCTTCTCCGCAGACCGGAACGAGATGATCGCACCGTTGACCAGCGTGATCGTAAGTTCGGATTCGTTGGCGGTGTACAGGGTCTCCGGTAGGCCGCGCTTGAGTCGCCGATAGGCGACCTTGGCCTGGGGATAGACGGGGCTGATCCACCAGAACGCCTGACCCCGTAGCCCGCCCATCGCCCGCTCCAGTATCCACGCGATACAGGCGACCGTCTTGCCGCACTTCGTCGACCCCTCGATGATCCCGTAGCGGTCAGGGCTGAATATCGCCGCCTGCTGCTTCGGGTAAAGACTGGGTCTCCGGTATATCACCGTCGGGGCCGTGACCGTTGAGGTAGTTGCCACTTGCTGCCTCTATGCTGAATGTGACCTCGCCCTGGGTCAGGTGGATCGCCCGCTGGTCGATGGTGATCAGCGGCTCCTTCGGTATCACGCCGTTGATCTCGCTGATCCGGTGCATGATCGACATGACCATCTTGGTCGCAGTCTCGTCAGCGTTGAGAGCCTGGGGCCACCACCGGGCCAGGAGGGTCGTGTACCGCTCCATCTGGAGGGCGCGCATCTGGTCGGCCATGCCGCTGTACTTCTCGGCGAGATCGTTCAGGACGCGCTTGATGTCCCGGTGAACCTGGGACTTGTCCACGCCCAGGGTCTCGCCGATCTGTTTCTCGGTCGCGCCGCCCTTGTAAAGCTCCAGCATTTGATACCGGCGAAGCTCCCACTCGGCCCGCTTCTGAGGCGTCGGATAGAGTCCCGGCTGCTTGCGCTTGGGCATTAGGCCTCCTCCTGCAAAGTCATGAGATGCCGCCCAATAGCTCGAGCCATCGGAGGGCATACGCTATTGCCCAGGAACTTGTATTCCTTCTCCCGTATATCGAACCACTCTGGGAACCCCTGGAGAACCTTGGACTCCTCGATGGTCAGGTATCGAACGGACTCCCCGTCTGTTATTAGAGTGATCCTGGGCGGCCTTATTGCGGATAATGTGTCGCTCGGTTTATTAGTCGACTGCCATTCCTCCGACCGTGCCGCATTGCGGTTTGGCCCATAAGCATCTTCAATGCCTGTAATCTTCAACGGCCCTCCTGCTACCAAAGTGGGGGCCGCGCTAGTAAATGGTGTTGGAGGTATGGTGCAGCATGTGCAAGCTGCAAACGCGGGAGGTATAAGCGTATGAGTCCTAGACATATTCAACGCCTGTCCTGCGGAGACCGGGACTGTGACGGTCGGCTCTGGATGTCCCGGCATTGCTGCCAAGTCCTGACGCACTCCGACCCAGATCAGACGGCGGCGGTCTTGCGGGACGCCATACCACGAGGCGTTCAGTTCTCGACAGGAGACCTTGTATCCGGCATCCTTCAATGCCCTGGTCATCTCAGCGAATATCAACTTCATCTTGCCCTTACGCAGACCGCTGACGTTCTCCATGACCAGCATCCTCGGCTTGAACACCTCGACCATTCGCACGTACTCCTCAAACAGTCGGTTCCGGGTGTCTGCGAACTTCCTTTTCCCAGCCGTCGAGAAGCCCTGGCAAGGCGGCGACCCGTCCAGAACGTCCAGTTCTCCTGGCTCCAGGGCCGTGACCCTCAAGGCTTCCTCCGCTGTCAGGTCAGCGATATCGCCCTCGTATATGTTCGTCTCAGGGAAGTTCCGGCAATAGACATCAGCCGCGCCCGTGTCCCATTCCACCGCCAGCCGGACATCGTACCCGGCCTGCTTATATCCCAGAGACGAGCCACCGCAGCCAGCGAACAAACTGACGACCGTGGGATCAGGCTTGCTTGTGATGCTCATGGCCGCATGTCTCGCACTCGCATAGGGTTACCCCGTCGGCTATCTGCTCGTCTAACTCTGGCCCCAGGCTCGGCGGCTCGGAGATGGTCAGCGGCTCATACCCGTTCGCCAGGGTCTGGAGGAGGGCGTTCACCGTGTCGTTGTCCGACGTCACCGTTGCCAGCAACTCCGATAGCCGCTCCTCGTCCCTGCCAGCCATCGCCGCCAGCGGGTCGAGGGTCGCCAGCATCAGGTCGGCCTCGGCCTCGTTGATGTCCAGCACCAGCACCGG